GCATAGCTCTTGACACTGGTTGCCCATGTCTTGTCATGGGTGGGGACATCTTGATTAAGGCTCTGCTATTACTTACTCTAATGACTGCGTTCATTTTGTTTTCCTATTGTTTTCGTTCCATTCTTTTATAAAGCACAGACCTGAAGTTGCGCCAGCATAAAAAGCGTTGAACAGTTCTTCGTTGTGTTCTAGTTTATCTTCATCTAAAAAATCGGCATAGTCTTGACTAACTAATTGATTAAACGCATCATGAACTATGTCAATCTCTTTCTCTCTATCTGTCATATACCCCCCTTAGAAGTTGAATTTGTCCAAGATGCTATCAACATCTTTCTTGACTGCTTGGCGGGTGTCGAGGTCTTTGCGTAGGTCATCAACTTCCAGACCATTGATAGCTTGGTGCAAGGCGATGCGTGCATTTTCTAACTCCTTGTCTTGTGTAATGTTTAAGTCTTTAGCTAGTGAGCATAGCTCTTGTGCCGTATCTAATAACGACGCGTGGAACATACGAGGTTGCGCCTTGTGTCCTGTGTAGTCCACAGTTAGGCGATCAGACATACGCTTGAGGTGATCTTTGAGTCGGGTCTTGATGTCACCCATAGCGTTCTCGATACGCTCATCAGCTAGCTTTGCTAACTTCTTTTGTAGCTCTGCTTGTGCATCATTACCCACATCAACTCGGAAGTCACCTGAGGTTGGCACAGGCATATAGTTAACTCGGAAGTCGAAGCGGTGCTTGATGTCATCAGGTGTCGGATACTCGGTGCGGTTGAACATATCGCCTAGCGCCATAGCTTGCGCAGTAATCAGAGTAGGGTAAGTAGTTACGAAGTCATCAACAAGTGCATTGAACTTATCCTCGTAGTCTTGCATACGCTGGTTGAACTCCATGAACTTAGAAGTAGTTAACAAGCGTAGACCACTATCAGACCAAGGCAAAGTAACATCATACACATAGGTGCGAATCTCACCTACGCATTGGTTGATTGTTTCTAACTCAGGGCGACCAGCAAGCAAGTTCTTGTTGACCCGAGCCGCACCTTTACTGCCAGCTTGCTTGGTTGCCAATACTTCATCGGTTGTGTTTCTATCTAGTTTGCGTGCAGTCCATTGGCGAACATTTACTTCTACCAACATAGCGCAGGTATCAATATTAAAGCGTGTCATAGTAATTCTCCTTTGTTGTTTATGAATAGATACGAACAGTCTTGCCCTTGTTGCTAACGAAGTTATCGTTGTCCACTACACCGAACAGGATAGGGCAGTCGGGTAGTATGTAGTCTGATTCTATGTAGCCGTCTGACAGAATGATTGTGGCTTTTGGCTTGATCTTCTTCTCAGTCATATACTCGGATACACAAGTCAGTCGTGTGCCACCACCACCTTGCGGTTGTAGTAACTCGGGTATGCGATGGAAGTCTTGAGGTTTGAATATCTGCTCACCCTCGATGTTGCACTCCCACCATAGCACACGCACTTGCTCAGGCTTTACATTCTCACAGATGCGTGCAATCTCACCGAACACAGTAGGATACAGACCCATCATAGAACCCGATGTATCACAAGCAACAACTAGCTCGCCTGTGGATTCAGAGAAGTGCGACGGCATAAGAATACCCTGTGGTAGTAAGCGTTTGTTAGGCGGGGCAAAGCGGGAATAGTCATCACCCTCACACAACTGAGTAATGAAGTCACGCATATGCTCTCGCCAGTTAGTGTCACGCTTGCGTGTAAGTCTATCCAACGCACTGCCATTACGACCATTACCACGATCTTGAATACGCTTGGCTAACATCTTGCCTTGATGCAACGCTTCTGTAATCTCTTGTGCAGTCTTGGTCTGTAATGCTTCGGCTAGCTCACCGAGGATATGCCCATCTAAACAACCCTCACCACCCTCACCGCTACCAGCAGTAGGATCACCGCCTGACTCCTCGCACTCCTTGATTAAGTCTTGTAGAACTTCTACGAAAGACCAGCCTAGATACTTAGCATCAACAAGCGGTGCTACTTTGGTTGGTCGTTCTACAAAGGCAAAGGTCGGGTCGGTTTCTTCTATCGTGCCGTTGACTACATAGTCCATAGCCTTGTTGCATAGCGCTGGATATTTTTTACATAAGTTCAGATAGGCTGAACAATGGTGTAGTGCTTTGTGTAATGACTCGTGTAGAACTAGATAGCGTAGTTGCTTGCGAGTCATATCACCGATGAAGCTAGGCGCATAGTAAACATTACGACCATCAGTAGCGGCAGTCACAATGCTTTCGTCTAGCTTGACATCACCTACATACACTACACCTGATAGCGTAGCGAAGTCTTTGTGATTACTAATATCTACATGGCACGCAACGATACGATCATTGAGCGCCATCTTTTCCCATATGCTTGACATACTGTTCTCCTTATTTGCCTGTGAAGTAAATCTTGTTATCTTGAAGCATGGTTTGGAATGGCTTGACAGTCACGAAGTTAGACACACGAGTAGACTGTGCAAGGTTGTGACAGAACATAGACTGCATCTCACGACGCATACGCAAGATGTATTCGCATACTGCTTCGGCTTGTTCTCTGTCGTTGGTTTGTGTAATGCACTTGAGAACTGTAATGATCTGCGCTACTGGATTGTCGGGCACAGGGCAAGTCTTAGGCTCAGCAACAATGCGTGGGAATGGTTGAGTCTGCTCACCGAACTGAATGAAAGCCTTGAGTGATTCAGCACCAGCCTCACCCATCGTGCCTGATAAAGCACTTAGCAAAGTTTCCATGTCCATACCATCTTTGGCATACACGATGTCTGATGCCGCATGGATAGATCGTGGTGTGACATACGAGGTCTGTGCAATAGATGGATTGAAGATGTATTGATTGTGTGCTTCCATCTTCTGTCCGTCATACTTAGCGCCAGTCTGATAATCAAGGAAGCTATCAAACAATGTCTGACCTACCTCATCAGTCCATGCGATAACCTCAGGTGCTAAGCCACGATCAATAGCCCACTCACGCCACTCAGCTTGCGTAGGCTTACGCATCTTGACGAACACCAAACGATTACGCAAGTGAGCTTGAATGGAATCACCAAGACCCTCGACTGATAAGTTAGTCGCACAGAACACTACGCTACCCTCGGGCATATGGTAGTTACCTACCCTTCTCTCATACACGATTGGGGCTAGCACATCTTTGATATACTGCCGAGCCTTTGCAATCTCGTCTAAGAATACAAGTGCGGGGCGAGAGCCGTTGACACCTTTCTGATTGTCCTTGTGAACACCGAAGCGCTCATTGGGTAACTCACGACTGACACCCTTCTCTCTGTCGATGTCGGGCATCCACACCGAGCCGTCTGATAACTGCGTGCAGTCGATTGGGTCTACATGAACATGGTTAGCAAAGAAGGGGTCGTTAGCTAAGTGATAGAACAGACCAGTCTTACCGATACCATTCTCACCCTCGACGATGATCGTGCGCTTATGACCTACGGATTTGATTAACTGCGTTACTTGCTTGAATGAAAGCATCTGCATAATTTGTTACCTTTCGTGTGTTTGTATACTGCGATTGAACTGCGTGAGATTACTGCTTTGCCACTATATGTTGTGGCTTTCTTCCATGATACTACTCTGTAAAGTCTTAGACATTATTGTAAACCCTGATACTAGATTTAGTATCAACACTACTACACATAGTATTTGCGTGGGATAGTGTCCATGAACTGCCCCCAAGGTGTTTTGACTGTGCCAGTCTTGAGGTTGGCTATCTCCAGCAAGCGGGTTGTTAACGACTTCTTGAACTCCTCGGCAGTAACCTGATCTGCTATCTCGTGTTGTTGTTTGTTGAGCGCATCTCTTTGCTCTGTCGTTAAGTTCCATGTTCTAAACAAACTACCTTGCCAACGCTCACCCTCAGGGATATGGTTGTAGACTTTCTTGCTAGCTAGGATATCGAATACCGCCTGACCCATATCTAAGAAGTTCTGAATGTATTCGGGGTGTTCGGTTGCATCTGAACCTAGGTTGCTTACTGTGCGCTCGAAGTCATCAATCGACTGTGGCTTGTTGCGATACTGCGTGCCGAATGGTTCACCAAGCACTTGTTCAATGGTTACATTAGCCCGATACTCAGGTAGTCTGAACATGGCAAGCGTCATAAGGGTGTCAAGTTTGGTTTTGATTTGCTTGCGCTTCTCCTTGTCCTCGGCTGATGACTTGAATGTATAGATGTCCTTGTGATGAGATAGCTCGGTGATGAGCTTGTCGTTGCTGTCAAAGTAAAGAACTGCCGAGGGTGTGTGTTGTTGCTTATCCCTGTCCCACGATGCTACATATGGAACTTTGACTTGCTTACCCTCTGTTGTTGCCTGATCGTAGTAGTGTAAGTTGTTCTCATACATAAAGATGCTAGTGGTCTGACTGTTGTAGAAGTTGGTGACTACCTTGCGGTTGCCGTTGGCTTCGGGTGGATAGAAGATAGCTACATTGGTGTTGTATAGGCGATAGTAAATAGCGCCCTCGTCTGTCTTGTGGATACCCATATGATCTGCTGATACATTGCGTAGGTATCTTGGTTTGTCAGGCATAGCTAACCACTTGGCACTTCTTGTTGGTGCTTTGCACTTCTCGTAATGCGCTACTGCTTCGTTGTATGTTCTCATTTTGATTCCTTTCAGTTGTTGTTTATATAGATTTAGTTTTGCTACATTGATTGCCCAACCTACCCATCTCATACCATTTCTCCCTCCTTGTTAAACTTCCACTCGTTGATACTGCACATCTCAATCAGGTTCTCATCACTCATGATGTATTCGTATTCTTTCCTAAGTCGTTTGTATATCTCATCAGCATAGTCCTTAGCACTCTCGAACATGGCTTCTTCTAAATCGTTGGGGTCTGTGTATGGGTAGCCTGATGAGCGAATGATGTTGTGTAGGTCTGTGTATCGCATACCATTGAAGATACTATCGCCTTTGAGGAACGCATCTTCATCTTTGATACCGAACCCATCAATATCATCTACCCAATCTAAACCATTACAGCGCATGGTGTTGCTGTGTGAATCCCTACCGCTAAATCTAACACCTAAATGCTTGTCGCAGTATTCTTCTCGTATCAAAGTAAGCCATGCTTCTCTACCTATACTGTCCTCGGTATGCGTCTTGAGCCATTTAGCTAAATCAACTTGTCCTTCCCAACAAGCGCCATCACCTTGTGAGTAAAAGCCTGTAAAGTTTATGTCGTTGATAACAAAGCCTAGTTGGTAGCCTTCGCTCTTAGCATCATCATAGATATAGTCCCACCAATCATGCTCTGCGCCATGCTCTTGCCACCAACGCCTGATCCTCTCTAACGCTTCGTCTTGCTCTAGTTCTATAAGCTGTTGGATAGTGTAGGTCTGTGGTTCTACTATGGTTTCCATACTTTCTCCTTTCGTGGTGGAGGTTCTCTCCACCTTTGCTTTAGTTGAATGAGATTGTGGCGGTGCTTAACTTCTCTCGTAGATATTCTTCTAATTTCTCTTGCACCATATCATCTAGCCGATCATCAACAATACTTTCAATCTCACTAGCTACATCAATATGGTCATCTAAACTAAAGCTATTACTGAAGTGAGTTTCTACCGCTTGCTCGATGTCGTAGCTGAAGTCATATTCCTCAAACCTAGTGTTTACCCATTCCCCCACCTTTTCATCAAACCATTCGGCTTGCTCAAGCACAGTCCCCACCGCCTCGTTTAAATCCCCCGATGAAGAAGACACTGGTTGCTTATCCCCCGCTTGTAGTTCTAGGATTGCGTTGATGAGGGTGTTGAATGACTGCGTAAGTTGTTGTGCTAGTTGATGTATGTTTGGTTTGTTAATCTCCTCGATTGGTTTGTGAAACTGTGTCAGGTCTACTGGGGTATATTGCGCACCAGTTGCGCCTTGTATGGTTGTGTTGGTGGAGGTGTTCTCCACCTGTGGTTGTTGCTCAGGTGTTAAGTCTTGCATTGTAAATGTAGTCATCTTAGTTTCCTTTCAGTTGGTTGCGTGTTTTATTTATTGCATCTAATGGGTCTGTTGCTACTACTAGACCCGATACGATACTGCCATCTTCTGCTTCATAACTTACTTCGTGCATTACATACTCTTTACTATCGTCTTTCTCTACACATACTGCCGTTAAGTTCTTCATGCTAGTTCTCCTTCTTCGGTTAGCACTTCTTTAAGTTGGTTTGTATCTATGTCTAGGTTGATGTATTTCTGCACACTCATGTAATCCCATAGGTCATCTACATCACCGCCATCATGTTGCTCAATGTCCTCTAGGTCTTCGCCCAGTCTGTAAAACAAATACGCTGAGTCCTCGTATAGTTCTATTGCTTCTTCATACAAGGTAGTGTGTGCTTTGACTTCGCCGTATCCGTCATACCATTTCCAATCAGGCACATGAAAGAACAGCTTGTCATCTCCTAGTTGCTTAAGATGTTTCAGAGCTTCATTGATGTCGGGGTCTTGCTTGACAAGTTGTAATGCTATGAATGATTCTCGTTGTGCCTTGTCTTTGAATCTAATCATGTATGCCACTTCGCTTCTATATCCCATTTTGTTTATTCCTTTCTCTTTGTTTGTCCCGCCTAGCCTGAGCTAGTCGTGCGTTGTGTCCTGACCACTCTCTCCAATTAAACATACTCACCTCCCTATATAAACAATTACATGAACAAACAAATATAAATAAGCAAGGGTAAGAACTACCCTAGCAAACAAGTCCCCGCCGTTGATCCAGCTTTTATTCCATTTCATGACTCTCTCCTTTTATTTATTTACCCTACAACATCACCTTTTTTAAACCTAGTTTGTGGAAGCCTTGCGTGGTGTAGAGATACCCATCATCACCAGTAAGAACCCTGACCCTTGCGGTTTCATCGCCCTCGTATATCTCTAATATCTCATACCGCCTGTAGTATCCCTTGATGTCTTTGCGGTTTACCCATTGGTTCTCTCTTACTTCTTTGCCTGTCTTGGCATCAATCACTAACGCTTTCATCTTGCTTCTCCTTGTTTTGGTTTAGTTTGTTTAGTTTGTTTAGTTTGTTTAGGGCGGGTGAAGATCGTCCTTCTGTTTGCTTTGCTACTTCTTGGTAGTGCGTTGTAGTGGCTAGTGAGCCTAGCCTTTTCTTCTTTATCAACCCAGTCTGTCCAGTCCCGCTTGTTTCTATTTGTGTTTATGGGTGTAGCTTTGCGGTCTAGCTTGTTTTTGTTAAGGGTTGTTCTTGTTTCTATGAGGGTGTTAAGGTAGTCAAGGTAAAAGAAATAGAGATCGGTGTTGGTATCTCGGTGGTAAGGTAGGTTTGCCCTGATTACTTTGATGTGCCTTGATAGGGGTTTGATTATGTTTAGCCACCGCTTAGCTCGCACCCTGTCCTCGACTCGTTGCTTGTTCACCGCTTCCTTGCGTAGTCTTACCCTTTCTTTTATTTCCTCCATAAGGTTCATGGGTATCTTGCGTTTTAGTAGTGTGTTGTGGAGCTTTGTTGCTGTTAGCTTTGAGTATGGTGTGTGTCGTATGGTCATGTTAGTTGTAGTTCCTTAAGTCGTTTGTGTAGTGGGTGGAGGTGTTCTCCACCAAAAGCGTCCACTTGTCCATTTGGTTATGCCTTACTTGACCGCATGGTGGACGCCCGCAAGCCCTTATAGTATATGGTTCGTAGAGTTTTGGGTCCAATAGTCAATCTGTTTTGGGAAGTATAAAGGTAAAGCTAAAGGATAAGTAAAAGTGTCCACTTATGAAAGGGTCTATATATATATTTTTATTTATTATTATTTATATATACTATGTGCCTCAAAGTGGACAGACCCAAATAGTATAAGGGCTTGAGGACGGCAATCAGAGCGACAGTATGGCATAACCACTTGACCATTGTCCATCGCCCTGTATTGGTGCATACCTAGCCTCTATTCGCCATCTCCCACTCCTTTCTATGCACATCTGCAAGCCGTATCGTGGTCATAGCGACCCATTCGCCATCGAGTTGATCCTCCCCCCTTAGCTTCTTAACGGCATTGATAGCGGGCTTCATATGAGCGTAGACTTGGGGTTCGTCTTTGCTGTTGCGTTTGAACTCCATGATGAAGCCGTCTTTTTTGTAGGCGACTACGAAGCCTACTGGATTGCGTTTAGATTGGTTTAGCATTTTGATTCTCCTTAGTTGTTTGCGATTAAGAACTGATATACCTCTAACTCGAAGGGCGACATCTCTTTTAAATCTACCTGACATACCTCGCCTGTAAATATGTCTAGGGTTTCTAGTGCCTCGCCAAAGTCAGCGAGTGAATAGGTTGTGTCTTTTGTTTGAACAAGCATTTGATTCTCCTTAGATGTTGAGTTCGAATACGACCTGTTGTGCAATGTGTTGCCACGCTTCTTTACTGATGATCGAGTTGCCCCAATCGCTGTTGTCTTGCAATACATCTTTAGCGTAGCGACTCATAGCCTCCACTAGGAACGCTTCACCGAGTGGGTCTTGCTTAACTACTTTGATAATATCTTTTGCTACTGACATAACATTCTCCTTTGGTTTGACATAAAAACGAACTGCGTGGAAGCCTCGCACTCCCACGCTTGCATAACTTCTTTGTAAAACTGCATTAGATTGAAGCGAGGAAAGACTTGCGTTGTGCTGGCGTGAGAGCTTTGAACTCCTTAACCAACTTAGCAACTGGGCTTGCCTTAGCCTTTGGCTTGGTGGAGGTTTTCTCCACCTTGTTGCTTTGGGGCATATAGTATTTGAGCATGGCTCTTGCTCTCTCCGTTGCATCTGTGCCTCCCTTGTGCTTAGCCTGAAAGCCTTGTGAGCCTTTGAAAGCACCAGCCTCGATCGTGATGGTCGGGACTTTCTTCTTGATACTGATGAGCCTTGCGACTGAGCTACGCATCTCCAACTGTTGCTCGGGCTTTGCCGTATTGAATACAGGCAGGAACTTAGCCATTGCGTCAGCTAGATTGTGTGAGCCGTCAATGTGTTGCTCGACTGCATTGAGGTATGAGTTGAACTGTTTCATGTTTACTTCCTTTCGTTGTGTATCGGCTTGGGGAATCCCTTACTCGATACCTCTATTATACCATATGGCTACTATCCCTAGTATCAATTCAGCCTATTCTGACCCCACCCTACCCCCACCCAGCCGTTATGTGTAGCCCCACCCCACTGCGCCCATACACTGTTTCGCTGGCGCAAACCAAAAAATGTCAAAATTTTGTAAAAAAATTCTAGTGACTATGTCAAATCTTAGACAACAACACCCATAAAAAAACCCCGGACGTTTTAAGCCCGGGGTCAAACCTCACACCAACGCCACAACGAAAGGAGAAGTAAAAGCGCTGGTATGGGGGATTGTAAAGTTTTGACTGCGGATTGTAAAGAAAAGAAAAACCAACCACAAACAAACAAAAACCTAGTACAATCAACCAAAATCGTGGACCCCCACGCAACCAATAGGGAATTCGTTTTGATCTTAGATCACTTAGTCTCAGCCGCAGCCGCTGATTTTGCTCCGGAAACCATTCCGGACGATACCCTATTTGTCCCTATCAAAACCGCAAGCCCTGCCCAAACCCTAGATGCGCAAAGTAAGACGGCCGACTGGCTAAAAAGCATTATGGATGAGGATGACGAGTTACTAAACAAAGCCCAAGAAGACAGAGTAAACGACGCTTTCCTAGCTTTAACCACATCCCACCCAGATGCCCAAGACAGACTGCTACAGATGGAAGTACCCGAAGAAGTAAAGAGCGCGGTATCTATGGTGACGGCCTATCAGTGGAAATTTGTAGAGCAGGCGCAGGAATTGCGCAGCATGTCCGTGGCAAAAATAGTAAAAGAAACCGACCACCCGGATGCAAGAATAAGGCTAAAAGCTTTGGAGTTATTGGGTAAGGTTACAGAAGTGGCTTTGTTCACAGACCGGGTAGAGATTAAAAAGACAGAACTCTCCGACGAGGAACTCGAGCAACAAATTAAGAAAAAACTAGAAAAGTACATGGGCGTTGTGGACGTGACGGATGTCGAAGAGATTGAAGTAGTAGAAAAAGTAATTAAAGCCGAAGTCAAAGAAGACAAAGAAGAATAATGGGCTTTGACTTTCTAACCCCAGAAGAAGCATTTGCCGCGCAGAAAGCGCTCAAGGATATGGGCACGGCGGAAAAAGCCATGTTCCTAGAAGAGTTAGAAGAAAAAGAAAGACGCCAAAGATTGAAGTCAGCGCAGGCTGACCCGATAGAGTTTGCTCGGTATGTGTACCCCGGATTCAAAGTAGGCCCACACCACAAGAAGCTAGCCAAGATATTTGACGACGTGGTTCAAGGCAAGAAAAAGCGGGTAATCATAAACATTGCACCAAGGATGGGCAAATCCGAGTTTTCATCCTATCTTTTTCCGGCATACTTCCTAGGTAAATACCCTGATAAGAAAATCATTATGGCCACGCATACCGCGGGTTTATCAGAGGACTTTGGACGGAGAGTGAGGAACTTAATTGATAGTGAGGAATACCATGAAGTCTTCCCGGGAACCATCGTTGCAGACGACCAAAAAGCGGCAGGAAAATGGTCTACTGGCGCTGGTGGTCAGTATTATGCTGTTGGTGTCGGGGGCGCTCTCGCCGGTCGCGGCGCTGATTTGTTTGTTATTGACGACCCTCATTCTGAACAAGATATAAAGGCAAACAGCCGCGCAACGTTTGATAATGCGTGGTCTTGGTTTCAGACTGGTCCGCTGCAACGTTTAATGCCGGGGGGTGCGATCATAGTCATTATGACTAGGTGGAGTCTTGTGGATTTAACGGGGCGGCTGGTGAACTTCACTATGCAGAACCCGCAAGCTGAACCATGGGAAATTGTAGAACTACCGGCAATACTACCTAGCGGTAAAAGCCTTTGGCCTGAGCAGTGGCCACTCGATCAGCTAGAAGCAAAAAGACTACAGATGGATCCACGGTACTGGAATGCCCAGTACATGCAAAACCCCACGGGAGATATGGCAGCGCTGATAAAGCGTAGCGACTGGAGAATCTGGGAAGCAGAAGACCCACCCACTTGCGAGTACATTATCCAGTCTTGGGATACGGCGTTTGAAACAAAAACGACATCTGACTACAGCGCCTGCACAACATGGGGTGTTTGGTACAACGAGGAAGAGGGCAACGCCCCGCAGTTGATTCTGCTAGATGCTTTCAAAGACCGTATGACCTTCCCAGAACTAAAAGCGGTAGCGCTCAAACACTACAATGAGTGGCAGCCTGACGCGTTCATAATAGAGAAAAAGGCCAGCGGAGGCCCACTAATTCAAGAACTTAGAAGAATGGGGCTACCTGTACAAGAAACAAACCCATCTAGGGGCAACGATAAGATTGCTAGGGTTAACGCTATCACGGACTTGTTTGCGTCAGGGATTGTTTGGGCGCCAGATAGACGCTGGGCTAAGGATGTGATTGAAGAAGTAGCGGCGTTCCCAGTGGGCGAGCATGATGACTACGTGGATACTGTGAGCCAAGCGCTTATGCGGTATCGTACGGGTGGGTTTGTTAGTTTAGATACTGACGAGAAAGACGACTTAACTTATAAATACAGACGAAAGGCGGCGTATTACTGATGTTAAATAACTTTTTTTGGGTATACCCAAGCGTAATTTCATCTCCATTGTGCGACTACATAGTTAAAACTTCGCCATGGAAAGATAAATTTGCCGCAGAATTGTCAAAAGACAACGAGAATCTGTTTGTTGACGACGAAATTAGGAAGACAGAAGTAACTTTCACTACGCCCTATACCCCTCTTGGCTGCATGTTGCAGACATTTACTAACTTAGCCAACAAAGAAGCTAGCTGGAACTTTGATATTACCGATTTTGAGAAGATTCAAGTAGGGAAATACGAGGCAGGCGGTCATTATGATTGGCATATTGACAGTTTTGTACCGGATAAAGACAAAAAACAGCGTAAACTATCGGCAATAGCATTTTTAAGTGACCCCGAGAGCTATGAAGGCGGCGTATTTGAATTTAAAATAGCGCTACTACCGGAGAAAATGCCAAAAGGCACCATTATTGTTTTTCCGTCAGTACTAGAACATCGAGTTACTGCGGTTGATAGCGGCACACGATACACTGCAGCGTGCTGGGCTTCAGGTCCAGCTTTTAAATAGGATACATTATGGCAATTGATAAGGGCTTATACCAAGCACCCAAAGGTTTAGAAGAGTTAGCACAAGATCAGCAACCAGATATTGAGATTGAGATTGAAGATCCAGAAGCAATGCACATTAGTGCAGACGGATTTGAGCTTGATATTGAAAAGATGGATGAAGAAGACGGCAGTGCAGAGTTTAATAAAAACTTAGCCGAAGAGATTGATGCTAGTGACTTAGAGTCTTTGGCATCCGAGTTGTCTGGCGATATTGAAAACGATATTAACTCCCGTAAAGACTGGGAGCAGATGTACAAAGACGGTATTACGTTGCTTGGCTTAAAGTTTGAAGAGCGCGTAGAGCCATGGGACGGCGCTTGCGGTGTGTTCCACCCAATGATCACTGAGGCGGTTGTACGTTTTCAAGCTGAAGCAATCATGGAGACGTTCCCAGCTAAGGGTCCAGTCAAAACCCAGATCATCGGTAAAGAGACTCGTGAAAAAGTAGAAGCAGCGCAGCGTGTTGAGATGGACATGAACTACCAGCTCACAGAGAAGATGCCTGAGTTCCGTAACGAGCATGAGAGAATGTTGTGGAATCTGCCATCAGCCGGTTCAGCGTTTAAGAAGGTGTACTACGATCCAAGTATAGGTCGTCAGATTTCTATTTTTATTCCAGCAGAAGATATTATTCTGCCATATGGCGCTAGCGAGATTGCATCATGCCACCGAGTAACACACCGGATGCGCAAAACCAAGATTGACCTGATCAAGTTACAACGCGCAGGATTTTATAAAGACGTTGAGCTAGGCGAACCACAAAAGTTCCGCACAGAGATTCAAGAAAAGAAAGATAGAGAGACTGGCTTTACCGCCACGTACGATGATCGCTTTGAGTTATATGAAGCGCACGTTGATTTAGACTTACCGGGTTTTGAAGACAAAGACGACAGCGGCGAAGAGACTGGCATTGCGCTGCCATACGTCATTACGATGATTAGGGGCACAAATGAGATTCTTGCAATTCGTAGAAATTGGAAAGAGGAAGATCCTCTCCGTCTTAAGAGACAGCATTTCGTTCATTATCAGTACATACCCGGCTATGGTGCTTATGGCTTTGGCTTGTTCCATCTTATTGGTGGTTTTGCTAAGTCAGCTACTTCCATCTTGCGACAGCTTGTCGATGCCGGAACCTTATCGAATCTGCCGGGTGGTTTAAAGTCTAGAGGGTTACGTATTAAAGGTGACGACACACCTATCGCTCCGGGTGAGTTTAGAGACGTTGATGTTGGTAGCGGTACTATTCGCGACAACATCCTGCCACTACCTTACAAAGAGCCATCTGCTGTTCTTGCAGGATTAATGGACAAAATCATTGAAGAAGGGCGTCGTTTTGCGGCAACTTCTGATATGCAGATTTCTGACATGTCGGCTAATGCTCCAGTAGGTACAACTTTAGCTATACTAGAGAGAACGCTTAAGGTAATGTCTGCAGTGCAAGCCCGCGTGCACTATGCCCTAAGACAAGAACTAAAACTTCTCGCTGGGATTATCAGAGACTACACCGACGATGACTACAACTATGAGCCAGAAAGCGGTGACTTCCACGTCAAAAAGTCCGACTACAGTCATGTGGACGTGTTACCTGTATCCGATCCTAACGCGGCCACCCTTTCTCAGAGAGTGGTACAGTACCAAGCCGTTATCCAGTTGGCTCAGTCAGCACCACAGATATATAACCTTCCCCAGCTGCACCGGCAGATGCTTGACGTTCTTGGAATTAAAAACGCCGACAAACTGGTGCCTTTGGAGGACGACCAGAAACCAAGAGATCCTGTAAGCGAAAACATGGCTGCCCTAAAAGGCAAACCACTAAAAGCCTTTATGTACCAAGACCACGAGTCTCATATCAAGGTACACCAGATGGCTATGCAAGATCCGTTGGTTCAGCAGCTAATTGGGCAAAACCCACAAGCCCAAGCAATTCAAGGAGCCATGCAAGCGCATATTGCCGAGCATTTAGGTTTTGCGTACAGAAACAAGATCGAGCAAGCTATGGGCGCAGCACTACCAGCACCAAATGCAGAGATGCCAGAAGACATGGAGATTCAGATTTCTCAGTTGGTCGCACAGGCCGCTCCACAAGTATTGGCACAATCTCAAGCTACTGTTGCACAGCAGCAATCGCAGCAAAATCAACAAGATCCGGTTATGCAAGCTCAGCTCATTGACCAGCAGGTTAAACAGGGTGAGTTGCAGCGCAAGATTAAGAAAGATATGCAAGACGCCCAGTTCAAACAACAGGAGTTGGCACTTAAAGCGCAAGAAGTTAAGCAAGAAGCGTTTAATAAGACCGCCAATATCATGTTGCAGGCGGAAGATAAACGAGTTGGCAAGCACAAAGCTACAGCAGATGTTGCACTGCAAGCAGCCCAGATTCAACAGCAGGACAAGCACCACAAGGTAAATACGGCTAAAGACCTGTTTACCCACCAGTCTACTTTATTAAACCAACAACCCCAACCTGAAGGAGGCACTGAAGAGTGATCGACCTACTAACGGCTGATTTCATAGCCGCAATGCGTGACAAGTTGCGCACAGATATGAATAACTACACTGACGATTTGGCAAATGGTCAGTGCACCACCTTTGAGCAGTACAAAGAGCTTTGCGGAGTAATTCGAGGTCTAGCTTTCGCAGAGCGCCACTTACTTGACCTCGCTGAGTACATCCAGAAAGAAGAAAACGATGAGTGACATCGCGCTACCACCGGAAGGGCTAATCCTTCCACCCGGCGTAGAAATGCCGGTTAAGCAAAATGCTCCGACTGAAGAAGAGTTGGCAGCCATGGACGCTGTAGAAAAAGCTACACAAATGCCGCAGCCATCAGGACATAAGATTCTTTGTGCCTTGGTAGATGCTACCGATAAGTTTGAAAGCGGGATTATTAAAGCGGACGAAACAAAAATGGTTGAGGAATTAACTTCCCCGGTCTTGTTTGTTATCCGTTTAGGTGTCTCGGCGTATAAAGATAAAGAGCGTTTCCCAGACGGGCCTTGGTGCCAAGAAGGGGATTTTATCCTTACCCGCCCATATACCGGCACCCGAATCAAAATTCACGATAAAGAGTTCCGTATCATTAACGACGATCAAGTTGATGGCACAGTTCTCGACCCCCGCGGCATTTCACGCGTTTAATAAGGAGCTACCATGGATGAGCAATTTAAATTTCCGGACGAGGATAAAGAATTTCCTACAGCGGAAGACAGAGAAGAGTTACAAGTAACAGCGGAAGGCGATGAGGCGGAGATCATCATTGAAGACGATACCCCCGAGCGCGACCGTAAGGCACAACCCCTAGCACGTGAAGTTGACGATCCTTCAGATGAAGAGATTGAAGGCTACACCAAGGGAGTTCAGAGCAGAATCAAGGAGTTAACTCATGCCCGTCATGACGAGCGCCGTGCAAAAGAAGCCGCACTGCGTGAGCGTGAAGAAGCGTTAAAGTTAGCTCAACAGATCCTAGAAGAGAACAAAAAGCTCAAGCAATACGTACAAACCGGCGAGACTTCATACCAAGAAATGATGAAGACAGCTGCCGAGAGCGAGATGGAAGCAGCCCGTCGTAAGCTGAAAGAAGCACAAGAGTCTTACGATACTGATGCCATCATTGCGGCTAACGAGGCTTTGACCGAAGCAATGTTTAAAAAGGAAGCGGCAAAAAACTTTAAGCCAACCCCTTTACAAACAGACCAAAAAGATGTAACAATACAACCATCGGTACAAGATGTCCCACGACCCGACGAAAAAACCTTGCGCTGGCAAGCCAAAAACCAGTGGTTCGGAACACCGGGATATGAAGAGATGACAGCCTTCGCACTTGGACTGCACCAAAAACTAGTCGCCACGGGTGTTGACCCGCGTAGTGAAGAATACTTCGAGCGCATTGATGCTCGCATAAAGACGGTGTTTCCTGATGTATTTGAGGATTCGACACCTAGCCGTAAACAAACGGAACCTGCGAAAAAACCTGCAACTGTGGTGGCTTCAGCGTCCCGGACTACGGGAGCTAAAAAAACCGTCAAGTTAACAACAACGCAAGCAGCGTTAGCGGACAAACTTGGTATTCCCCGTGAATTATATGCTCAGGAATTTTTAAAACAGGAGGCCCGAAATGGCTAATAGTCGTACACCACGTGACCTTGACACACGCGAAAAAAGTCAGACTCGTGCAGTTTATCAACCTGCTGCAACACTACCTACTCCAGCCCCCCAAGACGGGTACAGCTTTAGATGGGTAGCAACGGCGGTAAACGGACAAGATGTTCCTACTAACGTGTCACAGAAATTCCGTGACGGTTACGAGCCTTGCAAGGCGTCGGATCATCCTGAACTTATGCTAGCCGGTAATGCGGAAGGTAACGTTGAAGTAGGTGGGCTAATGCTTTGCAAGATCCTTACTGAAAAACTGCAGGCACGAGATGAGTACTATCAAAAGCAAGCGCAGGACCAAATGAACTCGGTTGATAACCATTTCATGCGGAACAATGATGCTCGTATGCCTTTATTTTCTGATCGTAAAACGTCGATTAGTAAAGGTGGCGGGTTTGGAAGCGGTACAAAATAATTTTAGGAGATTTAAATGGCTACAGTATCAAGCCCCTACGGGCTAAAGCCGATTAATCTAATCGGCGGTCAGTCATTTACTGGCGGAACAATCCGTGAGTATTTATTGACCACAAACAATACAGCGCCAATTTACACTGGCGACTTGGTGCAGTTAGGCGCGTCCGCAGCAGGACAACCTACTGTTGTTACATCCACACCAACTACTAGCACTGCTGGTATCGCTGGTGTTTGCGTTGGCGTTCGCTACCAGTTATCTGGTCAGCAACTCGGCTATCCTTTGTATGCAGAATATCTGCCTGCAAACGCCGTAACTGCTGGTTACACCAACATTTTCATTCGCGTAGTAGAAGACCCAGATCAACTGTTCCAAGTTCAAAGCTTGGGTTCTGTTGGTTACGGTTCTATTGGTAAGACTGTTGCTTTGGCAAACTTTACCGGTGGTACAAGCTCTACAACTGGTAACAGCACTTCTGGTAACTCAGTTGTTGCGTTGTCAGCTACTATTGCTAATACAAGCGCGTTGGCTGTCAAGATTGTTGATTTGGTTAACTCCAGCTCTACTTTCGGTGGCAACTTCCCATCTAATCCCGGTGACGCATATACCGATTGCATCGTTAAGTTGAACTTTGGCGTGCATCAGTATTATCAGTCCGCTGGTACAACAGCTTAATAAAGGAGCTATAACATGGCTATTTCACGTTCACAGCTCTTAAAAGAGTTACTACCCGGCCTCAACGCTTTGTTTGGACTAGAGTACAAACGCTACGGCGAAGAGCACAAAGAGATCTACGAAACTGAAGCCTCTGAGCGTTCATTTGAAGAAGAAACCAAACTGTCTGGCTTCTCGGCTGCTCCAGTCAAGAACGAAGGCGGCGCAATTTCTTATGACAATGCGCAAGAAGCTTTCACAGCTCGTTACTCACACGAAACTATTGCTTTGGGTTTCTCAATCACTGAAGAAGCGATTGAAGATAACTTGTACGACAGCTTGTCTGCTCGTTACACCAAAGCATTGGCTCGTGCAATGTCTTATACCAAACAGGTTAAAGCAGCATCTGTATTAAACAACGGTTTCAACTCAAGCTACCCCGGTGGCGACGGTGTTGCCTTGTTTAGCACTGCACACCCATTGGTATCTGGCGGCACAAACAGCAACACTGCTGCTACTCCTGTAGACTTGAATGAGACTTCTTTGGAAGCCGCTACCATTCAAATCGCCGCTTGGACAGATGAGCGCGGTCTTTTGATCGCTGCTAAACCACGTAAACTGGTAATCCCACCATCATTAATGTTCGTTGCAACTCGTTTGCTTGAGACTAACCTCCGTGTTGGTACAAACAACAACGATATCAACGCCATTAAGAACAATGGTACTGTTCCAGAAGGTTACACTGTTAACCACTTCTTGACCGACGTAAACGCATGGTTCTTGTTAACCGACGTTCCAAACGGTCTGAAGCACTTCGAGCGTACACCACTCCAGAATTCTATGGACGGTGACTTCGATACAGGTAACGTACGTTACAAATCCCGCGAGCGTTATTCGTTCGGTTGGTCCGATCCACTCGGAGCATGGGGATCAAGCGGTTCTTTCTAAGAACTACCCCCTCAACGGTTTCTGACTGTTGATGTAACCCCCCAGCTCACAAGGTTGGGGGGTTTTTTATTTGTCGGGGTTTTTTAATTCATCCCAGTGGTGAATTCTGTGGTGGTTGGCGCATAGCACTATGCACTTTTTTACTTCTTCCATTGCTTTGGTATAGCTTCTATCGCTTACCAAGCGGCTTACTGAGTACTCTTTATCTTTTGGGTTTATGTGGTGAAAGTCCAATACAGCTGGATGATTTTCTCCGCATACGGCGCACTTTAATGTTGCTTTAAATTCTTGCCATTTTTCTTTGTTAGCTTTGTTTACTAACTTTATTGCTGCCCTGACTTTTTCTTTATTCTTTTCGTAATACTTACGGCTGCTTTGCTTGTAGTACGCTTTTTGAACGCTCTTGTCTTTGTATGGCATCTGGGTTTAACCTATATTTCCAATAGATTGAGTGTTTCCAACTCCAAGGCTGACCGGGTCGGTAGATTTTGAAACCCGCGTTGATGAGCGAGTTTGCTGATGCTGGATTGTTTGTTGTATCGGTAACTAGCCAATTCCATCCTAACTTTCTAGCTTGTTTAATTCGTGCAAGTATAAGACGCTTTTGAAGTCCATGCCCAGTAAAGTTATCCATTACACCGGCTCTACATAAGTAGCCTGTATCGTTCCATCTCTGTGAGCGAACCAAACCCGCAAAAGCTACAGGCTTCCCGCACTCTGCATACGCAATCCACCAATGGCCACGGTCCGGCTTGTATGGGGAATCCGCGGGTAGTATCTGTTTTTGAAGGAACAGTAGAAGATTTTGAATAGCCGGATCTCTGGTGTCCACTTTTTTTATTGTGAATTTCATTACTCATCCCTCGCCCAATTGTTTCTGTAATTATCCCTATTTTACTTAAAAAACCTTGCACAAAAACTAAAAAAGAGTAAACTAGCAACAACTGGGTGATTGCTTATACCGGACTGCCCCAGCAGACGATGCAACGATTGGTATAGGCTTACTTTGCATAGGACAATTTATTATGGCACGTTCCACATTTGAAGGCCCAATTCTATCGGGCGACAA